GACTCTCCTCGGCGGGTTCTCTGGCGCGACATGGACCGTTAGTAGCGCAATCAATACGAAAGCTGATCGCACCGAAGTCAAAGCGGTCGAGGAGTGCATCAACACGAAGGCGGATCGTTCCGAAGTGGAGACGCTCAAGGCGAGTGTTTCCACAAAAGCCGACCAGGTCAGCCTGGAAAAGGTCGAGGATACCGTCCGCCGTCACGGCGAAAACCTGTCTTCACTCAACACCTCCGCCGAGCATACCGCCACGTCCCTGGGCCGGATTGAAGACAAGCTCGACAAGGCCTTGGGCCTGAAGTGAAAGGAAGGCCATGGTGAAACTCAATAAAGTTGGCGCCATCCGCGCGCGCGAGCTCATCAAAGCGGGCCAGATCAACAAGGTGTCCTCGTGGGATGATCCGAAGGTGGAAGATCTGGATGATCACTTCCACCTCGGACTCGATCGCGATGACTCCAATGCGGCGGTCCTTCCCTTCGGCCAGGTCGTCTCCGGCCGTTTCCTCGTCTTCCGAGCGGCCCTGGTAGCAATCGCGGAGGAGACCGCTGCGGATGAGGAGCGATACGACGAGAGGATCACAGACGAGGCTCTCGATCTGATCGAGCTGCTCGACAAGACAGAAGCCTCCGGCGATGCAGGCGCGGAGTCGCCCGCCGAAACCGAGGAGTCTGATGGCGGCGACGACGGCGGTGACGATGGAGGTGGAGGTGGGAAGATTCCCGTAGAAAACCCTCCTCCGGGTGGCGCCGGAAAAGGCAAAGCCACTGACCCCCGCGAAGTCCCGATGACTCTCGGGAAGATGGTCCGTGTTGGCGAATTCGACATCAGGACCCTCAACGAGAAGGACCGAACCGTCGAACTCAGCTTTTCATCCGAGGAGCCCTATCTCCGCTGGTTCGGTTACGAGATCCTTGGCCACGAGCCAGGCGAAATCCGGATGGATCGTCTCAACAACAGCATGGCGCTGCTTAGCGAACACACTTCGCTGCGACACATCGGAGCCTTCGTCAAGGCATGGCTCGACAAGGACAAGAAGCTGAGAGGGCTCGTGAAGTTCAGTCGAGGCGAGCTCGGCGAAGAAAAGTTCCAGGATGTGAAAGACGGCATCCTCGTTCACACCTCCGTTGGCTACATCGTACATCGCATGAAGCTGGTTGAGGACAATGGTGGCGAGGAGCCGGATGTCTATCGCGTCGTGGATTGGGAGTGCCTCGAGGCCTCCCTCTGTGCCGTCCCTGCCGATATCACGGTTGGGGTTGGCAAGAACTACGGCGGTGGCGAGTTCAAAGCCGTTGTGGAAACCCGAGATGCCGACTGGGCGCCTCCTGCCTATGTGGAGACCGAGCAGCCGGCGACACGCACCCGTTCAGCAGGAGGGGGAGAGAGTATGTCTGACAAGACGAGAGAAGCGATCGCCGCCGCCGACGCCGCCGCCAGCGCCGAGGCCATCGCTGCCGAGCGCGCCGATGAGCGCGAGAAGATCAAGAAGCAGTCGGCGGAGATCTTCCAGATCGCCGCGAAGTTCAAGAAGGCGGTTCCCAATGCCGAGGACCTGGCCCGCCAGGCCGTAGGCGAAGGGACCAGCTCCAGGGACTTCAGAACCGCGATTCTTGAGGAACTCGCAAATAGGTCCGGAACTCCGACCAGTGACGTTCCCACCGAAATCGGGATGTCCGACAAGGAGCGCAAGAGCTTCAACTGGCTCAGGGCCTTCTGCGCGATGGACCCACAAGCGACTCGCGCCGAGAAGGAGGCCGCGAAGGGCGAGATCGAGGCGTGTGAAGCGGCCGCCAAGCTCTTCAAGCATCGCACGCCGACGGGGATGGTTTTCCCGATGGACGTCCTTCGGACCAAGTTCCCGGTCCCGCGTCGCGCCCTGCGTGCGATGGAGGCGGGGAATGCCACTCTCGGCGGCACCCTGGTCGGCACCGAGCAGATGGACTTCATCGAGCTCTTTACCGAGAAACTGGTCCTGAGTGGCGTGGCCCAGATCTTCACCGGCCTGACCGGCAACATCGCCTTCCCGAAGGAAACCGGCCACCTGGCAGCGCACTGGGTGGAAGAGCTTCAGGCCCCTGGCGCCAGCGATGCCACCACCGGCTCGATGGCCATGCGTCCGAAGACGATCGCCTCGAAGACGATCGCCTCGAAGAGTCTGCTCAAGCAGGTCGACAGCATGGATGTTGAGTTTTGGCTCAAGAATCGGATGGCCCAGCGGATCGCTCGCGGCGCCGAATTGGCCGCGATCCAGGGCAGTGGCGTGGGCCCGGAGCCTGAGGGCATTCTCAACACCGATGGCGTGGGCCTGGTCGCTCTTGGCACCAATGGCGCCGCTCCGACCTGGGATCTGCTTGTGGATCTCGAGGCGAAGGTCGCCAGCTACGATGCCGACGTGGGATCCGGAGCGTACCTGAGCAACACGAAGGTCCGAGGGACTCTGAAGAAGACCAAGATGGATGGCACCAACTTGCCCTTCATCTGGATGCCGGGCCAGAAGGAGCTCAACGGATATCCCGCTCTCACCACGAACCTGATGCCCAGCGATCTCTCCAAGGGTACTGGCACCAACCTGTCTGCCATGATCTACGGATTCTTCGAGCATCTCTATATGGGCTTCTGGGGCCCGGTGGAGTTCATCGCCGATCCGTACACGATGGCCGGCGAGCGCGCCCTCGTGCTTCACGCCAACCAGGATGCGGATATCGGGAACGCCCATCCCGAAGCCTTCGCGGTCTGCAAGGACATCATCACGTCCTAGCCAGGCCAATTCGGGTGGCGGGTGTCTCGTTCCTCGCCCGCCACCCATGATCTTCAGGCCCTAGGAGGCTAAGCCATGTTGAAGGACATGACCCATGAACTGAAAGAGCAGCTCTGCGTGAGCGCTGAGGTCCTGGACGCGGACGCGGACGGCGCTTCGGTGGATCGCAAGGGCTATGACCGCGTCCTATTCATCGCCACGATCGGCGTCGGCGGAATCACCTTCGATGCTTCCAACCGCATCGAGCTGGAGGTCGAAGAGTCCGATGACAACTCGACCTTCACGGATGTGGCCGATGCCGACCTGGTCGGCGAGGTCGACGGTGTCAATGACGGATGTTTCGGCGTCGTCAACTCCGCCGCGTTGGACGATGCGATCTATACCGTCGAATACAAGGGCTCGGCGCGCTACGCCCGACCCGTCCTGAACTTCGTGGGTACCCATGGAACCGGAACGCCGATTTCGGTGGTCGCGGTCCTGGGCGCCAGCAAGTACATCCCCGCGACCTAGGCGAGGATAGCGGAGCCTGGTGGGGGCGCCTGGCGCCCCCGGTGGGCCAGCGAACAAGGAGAGAGCTATGGCGAAGGACAGAAAATGGATCACGATCCTGGATGCGACGGTTGCAGAGGGTGCCGACAGATTCCCTGGCGACACGCTCGAGGTGAGCCAGGGGACGTACAAGGTTCTGGTCGAGCAGCTCGGCAAGGCTCAGCCGGCGAGCGCCGACGAGATCGAAGCCGCCCGCACCGAACAGCTGGAAGAGGCCCGCACACTCGCCATGAGATCTTCCGAGGCCGCCGAGTCCAGTGATGAGGCCGGTGAATTCCTCGAGCTGTTGACGACTGCCCAGCGTCGGGCCCTCGAGTCTGAGGACATCACCACTCCCGAGGAGATCATCGAACTCGGCCTTGAAGGCCTGGTCGAGATCAAGGGTATTGGCGAAGCTTCCGCGACGAAGATTCTTGAGACCGCGGTCGAATGGAACCTGGAAGAGGACGAGGAAGATGACGAAGAAGAGGGCGACGAGGAGTAGCGCGTGGCCACGTTCTTTCAAACCTCTGAGGTCCTGACGCCCGATGCCGGTGCGGAAACGGTCCAGGTGGGCTCTGCGGAGCTCACCGGGATCTTCAAGCGGCAGTACGTCGAGCTCTTCGACGATGACGGCGAGCGCGACACGCTGCTCTGTGCAACGGCCGACCTGCCCGTCGACGAGCCCCAGGGCCAGCAGGTAGTTAGGCAGGGAGTCACCTACAAGGTGATCTCGGCCTCGTTCCTTGATCCACAGAAGACATTGACGCAGCTCATCCTTCAGGAGGTGAGCTGATGGGCTACGACTTCGGGCCCACGATCGAGATCGAGGACGCAGAGGTCGTCAGGATGCTCAAGGCTGGGGTCCGGGAGTACGAGGCCGGTGCCAAGCGAGCCTTCGTCAAGGCCGGTGCTAGGCTGAAGCGTCACGCCGCGAAACGGATCGCGAAGGAAAAGGGTGTGGCCCAGAAGCATGTGAACATCCGCTTCCGGCTCCTGGGGCGCCGATCGAAAGAGCCAGGCATCACCGTGAGCTTCTACACACTCCCCTTGGTGCCTCACAAGATCGGCGGGCGGCAGACGGCGACGGGCGTAAAGGCGGGCAAGAATCAATGGCCCGGCGGCTTCTTCGCGCCGGTGAAGAAGGGCAGCAAGAAGCAAATTGCATTTCAGCGGCAAGGTGCGGCCAGGCTTCCCATTGAGCGAATCCATCTCCCCCTAAATCCTGAGGCGGATCAAATCATCGAGCGTGCGGCAGAGCGCTACGGAAACGCCCTCGTAAACAAGGACCTGCCCGATGAGATCATGAAGATCCTAAAGAGAGGGCTCTGATGCCGACCCACACAGCGCTGCAGGTCAGAAACGCAGTGGCCCTGAGGCTCCAGAGCCTCCCAAGCACAGGGGAGAACGTCTACGAGGGTCGGGGGCCAGGCCACAACTACAAGGACTCCGAGTACCCGTGTCTGAACGTGACCTATGCGGAAGATCTTCAGGTCGAGGATGAGTCCAGCCCCGAGGACGTGAAGACCTCGGATTTGATGGTCCACATTGAAATCAGAGCGAAGGTCGGCGCCCACGAGGACCTCGATGGCGAATTGCTCGGCATTCGAGGTGAAGTTGAGCTGGCTCTCGAATCCGCCGTAACGCTCGGCGGAAAGATCCCCTTCCTTGAGGTCGAGGGATTCGAGCGGGAACTGGCCGACGAGAAGAAGCGGGTCGGGCTCGGCAGGCTCTATGTCAGGTGTCGGTACCAGCGCTGGGTCGGAGATCCGTACACCTTGCTCGAGGAGGCAAGCTGATGAGCGAAGAGAAGAAGTGGTTCCGGTTCGATGGGCAGGTCCCTATGCGGATCAAAGTCCCTGGCGGAATGAAGACCTTCATGCCGGGCGACAGTTACCCGCTGGATCCCGGCGAACTCCCGAGCAAGAAGTTCACAGAAGTCGAGGCCCCGCCCTCTGGCTCGGCCCCTGAAAATGCTAAGAAGCCCACCCGGGCCTCGAGGAAAACCGGAGGTAAGTAGCAATGGCGTTCGGACACATTCCAAAGCACATGACCAGCGTCGGCATCGGCCTGGAAAATACACCGGGGACGTTCGTGGATCCGGATGCAGCCTACGCGCTTCCGTTCACCCGGGCGAAGATCGGCGATGAGCCGGAGATGGATGAACACAAAGGGCCCGGGGCTGGGATGGACACGAAGGCCCAGTACATGACCGGCCGTGATACCCCCATCGAGTACGACGGCGAGGTGGATATCGACGCGATCGGCTTCGTCTTCGCCAATGCCTATGGAGGGTATTCCTGGGCGACGGGAAAGCACACGTGGATCGGCCCGACCTGGGAGCCCACGGATCCTGTGACGACCCACACGAACCGCCGGCAGCCCTGGACGCTATGGGAAAACCCCAAGAACTTCGGGAAGGCGAGCACGCTGAACCGAAAGGCCGGCGGCGTCTATGGATCGCGACTTGAGATCGCGGGGCAGCACAGGAAGGCGCTGACCTTCAAGGTGTCCGGATTCGGCTTCAAGTGGGAGACCGATACCAGTGCTTCGATCACCAATGTGGTCCCGACACAGGTCCCCATCTTCCACGGCAAAGGATTCTGGACCCTCAAGATTGGCAGCGGAACCCTACACACGGTGGTGCCGAAGGAGTTCACGGCTATCCTGGACGAGGCCCTCGAGGGCGATCGAGACACGCTCCAGGATGCCAACATGTTCGATATCAGCACCGTTCTCCCAGGCGAGCGCAAGCACAGCATCGCGATGAAGATCCCCCTTCGCGGACCCTACGGTGAAGATCTCGTAACCTACCTGGCAGGCCCCAGGACCGACGATATCGAGCTGGTCGGAACTTGGACGGTCGGATCCAAGATTCTGAAAATCACATTGGCTGCGGGCAAGATCGAAGGAGACCCCTTCGATGAGGCGACCAAGAGCAAGGATCCCTACTACTTCAATCTCACAGTGACCGCCGAGGGCGCCCCGATCAAGATTGAGCTCACGAACGAAGTGGCTGAGAACGGCTACTACTACCAGGCTGCGTAGGGTGTGCCTGAAAGCGCATAAGGTGCGCGGCAGATCGGTCGTCCCGCCGCCAATTGGACCTCCAGCCGGTCTGCCGACGCACCGACCCCAGGTCAACTCAGAACTGGGGGGGTTGCGTGAGGAGAACGAAAGCCTGCGGCGGGCCCTCACAGAGAGTCTTCAGCGCTGCGAGAACGCCCTGTGGCCTGTTTTCCAGGCGCACAGGGAACTTGGGCTGACGCATCGAGAAATCGTCAGCTGCATCATCGAGTGGAAGCTCGGAACCGACTTCCGCGAACCCGCCCACCAGAGAGTGTGGGACGAAAAATGGAGGCAGAAGAATGGGTCTGAAAGTGGAACTCCGCCCTGGAGTCAAGCAGGTGGCGGCCCGCGTCTTGGAATTCTGGTACAACCCGGTAACTCAGGAGGCATCGAGGACCCGCCTAGAAAATGAAGAAGGCTGCGCGCAAATCAAAGGGAGCGTCAATCGCTTCTCCATCGCCCAGCAGCGGGAATTCGGACGACGCCATCGATCCCTGGAAAAGTTGAAGGCACGCCTTGAGAAGCTGAAGAAGAAAGACGAAGACAGCGACGCCGTCTACGACCTCACCGAAAAGATTGAGGACGAGCAGATGTCCTACTTCTTCGAGCTGATCCGCGACGGCTACTCCGACCTCGAAGGATTCACCACACAGGCTCCGCGCATGGAAGGCAGCAGCGATATGGTGGAAGTCGAGGTCAAGACCATCGACTCCATGGAGCTCTTCGACACACTGCCCATCTCACTGGCCACCGCTATGGTTGAGGGCATGATGCACGTGTTCCCTGAGATCAGTGGCACGGGGGATGGAAAGAAAGAGGGCCCTACCGAGCCGCCTTCCGCTGGCGGCTAGAGGGCAATGACGAGGCGATCCGCGAAGACATTGAGGCTGAGTACGGCCAGGCGTGCGGCGTGGAGATTGATCTCAAGACGATTGATGAGGAGATCTGGGAGGACATTGAACTTTTCGAAGACTGTAAGCGGTGGAAGAAGCTTCCGGGCGCGGGTGGAGTACTCGACCAGGAAGCTTGCCTGATGGAGATCTTCCGTTGGCTGGACTACGAGCTCTACGAGCACCAGGTCCGAAACCAGGAAACAGGATCGGGGGACCACGATGAGTGAAAAGAAAATGCTGGTCCGTCTTGGATTCCAGGGCAAGGGTTTCGAGCGGGGCATGAAAAAGGCCCAGCGCGAGCTCAAGGATTTTCGTAACTCCGCGAATCAGAACATGAAGCGGGTAGGCGTGGCCTTCGCGGCCGCCGGCGCCGCTAGCCTGGCAATCGGAGCTCGATTCGAGCAGGCGATGGCCGAGGTTGGTGCGGTCGCCAACGCCAATGCTGCGCAGATGGCCCTCCTCGAGGAGTCAGCCCGGAAGATGGGCGCAACCACGTCCTACTCCGCCCAGCAGGCAGCAGAGGCCCAGAAGGCGCTCGCGGCCGCCGGCCAGAAAACCCACCAGGTCATCGCCTCCCTGCCCGCCGTCCTCGCCTACGCCGGCAGTCAGAACGCAACCCTTGAAGAGTCGGCGCGAGCAACCACGGCCGCGCTGAACGCATTCCAGCTCGGGGCCGACCAGGCCAATCGAGTGGTGAACGTCTTCGCGGCCGCCACAGCCAACAGTGACCTGCAGATCGACAACCTGGCCGAGGCCATGAGCAATGTGAGTGCGACGGCCAACACGCTGGGAATCTCCCTCGAAGAGACCACGGCTGCGCTCGGCGTGATGGCCAATGCCGGAATCAAGGGCGGCAAGGCGGGCACGAAGCTCCAGGCCGTTATGCTCAAACTGACAGAGGTTTCTACGTCTGGTGCCGGTGCCGTCGGCAAGGCGCTGAAAGGCTGGGACTCCGCCTCCGAGGGGATGGCCGGCGCTCTCCAGCGCCTCGAGAAGGCAGGGGTGGGTGGGCAGACCGCCCTCGCCGAGCTCGGTAACCGCGGGGGGCCTGTGCTCGCAGCCTTCCTCGCACAGGGTAGCTCGGCCCTGGAGAAGCTCACGGGGGATGTCTCTGGGACCAACCGAGCCTTCGAGATGTTCGAGCGGGTGATGAACACGATGATGGGCAAGGTCAAGGGCCTCTTCTCTGCCCTGCAGGAAGCAGCTCTCGGAGTCCATGAATCCTTCGAGGTGAAAATCAAGAAGGCCCTCGACTCGCTGACCGAGGCCGTGCGCAAGAACACCGACAAGATCAAGGCATTCGCCCAGAAACTCTCTGATTTCGTGGGAAACCTCGGGAAATTCGCCGGATGGCTCTACAAGCACCGTGAGACCATGGAAGCTCTCGCAGTCGCGATCGCCGGAGTGACGGCCGCAGTGTACGTCTTGGCAACCGCACAGACGGTTTTGAATATTGTCACCTCCGCCAACCCTGTTGTCATGGTTTTCAAACTCGCGCTGGTCGCGCTCTCCCTATTCTCAGCGAAAATCTACAAGGTGATCAAGGATGCCGGCGGTTTGAACATCGCATGGATCAAGGCGCAGGGGTTCTTCAACGAGTACAAGACCCACGTCCTCACCGGCCTGAAGATGATGTGGTCGGGCATCAAGCT